AAAAAAAGCACTCGTCTATGTTTAAATGTGTTATATTAGTTATAGAAACAATAACTAAGGAATTATAATATGGGTTATATAACATTCAAAGATCAAATGTTTGATGACGAGCATGGCGGTCCTTTTGATCGTGGCATTATGGATTCTTATTATGGTAGACGATATGCACCTCATAGGTATTCTAATGGAACTCATAACCTTGGTCGTATCGAAAAATTAACTGCCGAAGAAACTCATGCTTATTGCATGGGATTTGAATATAATGAAGAAAGCGGAGATAGAAAGGAATGGTAATGAACCAGTCACAAATAATGTTTGTAGCAGAATATACTCTGCTTAATGATGAAAAGTCAATTGCTTACTTTGATAGCCAAAGTAAGGCACTAGAATGGGTTAAAGATGCCAATAAATTTGGTTTACTAGATACCTTTATTATTGATCAACGTAAAGTTAAAATGGAAGAGTTTATATGATATTAATTGATTATAATGGAGTTGCCATCGGCAACTTCCTTGCTATGAAAATGCAGACGGACGAGGATTTACTCCGTCATATGGTTCTTAACTCAATTCGTATGTACCGCAAAAAGTACAGTAAAGAATTTGGTGAGATTGTTGTTGTTGCTGACGGCACTAATAACTGGCGCAAGCGTGTGTTTCCTCAGTATAAAGCTAATCGTAAGAAATCACGTGAGAAATCTAGTGTAGATTGGAATGAAGTGTTCCGTATTCTTAATACTGTTCGTGATGAAATACGCGATAACTTTCCTTATAAAGTAATACATCAAGATGGATGTGAAGCTGACGATTCAATAGCACAGATAGCTACGGCAACTCAAGAGTTCGGTAGATATGAGCCTGTTATGATTATATCAGCAGATAAAGATTTTGCTCAACTCCAAATAAATAGTAATGTTAAGCAGTATTCTCCTATGACTAAGAAACTTATTGTAGAAAAGAATCCTAGAACATTCTTACTTGAGCATGTACTTAAAGGTGACTCATCAGATGGTGTGCCTAATGTATTATCAGATGATGATGTATTTGTAGATGGTCGTCGTCAGACACCTTTATCAGCTAAGAAAAAAGCTGCCTTAATGGAAGACCCTTTAGCCCTAGGTGAAGATGTCTTGCGTAATATACAACGTAATCGTACCATGATTGACTTGATGGAATTACCAGAAACTATAAAACTGGATATTATAAATAACTATGATAGCCAAGATCCAACAGAGAATAAATCTAAGGTTCTGAACTATCTAATTAACAAACGTTGTAGATTATTAATTGAAAGTGTAGGAGAGTTTATTTTATGAAACTTGTTTATGAAGTCTTTGAGAAATATTCAAAGGCTAGAAGTAAAGAGGAGCGTATAGCTGTTCTTAAAGATAATGAATCATGGTGGTTAAAAGATATTATCCGTGGCACGATGGATGATACAGTTAGATGGAACTTACCTGCGGGTGCTCCACCTTACACTGAAAATAAACCTGAAAGTGCACCTTCCCAACTCAGTAAACAGCACAAGAAGTTTGTCAACTTTGTAGTAGGCGGACCTGGTGATAATATGAATGGTATACGGAGGGAAAGATTGTTTATAGAAATTCTGGAAGCTATTCATCCAGAAGATGCTAAGCTAGTAATTGCTATGATTTCAAAAAAGAAGACCGTTAAAACATTAACTAGACCTATAGTAAATGAAGCCTTTCCTGGGCTTCTAAAGGACTAACATTGCCTAACAAACTAAAAAATTAACCAATGGGTCGAAGTAGAAATTCTACTTTGGCCTTTTTTACTTTAAGGAAACAATCTAATATGATCTCAGCTCAAATTGAACGACTAAGACGTGACTCGCGAGAACTGGTACAATACTCAAAGAAACTAGAAAAAAAGGGTAGAGCCGATCTTGTACATAAGATTATGTTAAAGAAACAATTTATAGATCAGCACATTGAAGATGTGATAGCGGAGCAAAATTCTTCATAAAAACAAAAAATAAGTGTTTACATCTCCACTAAGGTATGGTATAATAAATTAACTTATTTTGGTGGAGATGGATACTATGAATATTTTTATATTAGATAAAAATCCTGTTGTAGCAGCACAGTTACAATGCGATAAACATATCGTTAAAATGATCTTAGAGTGTGGTCAAATGCTTTCAACTGCACATCGTATGTTGGATGGCACTCTTACTAAAAGAAAATCTAAATCTGGTAAGACCATGAGTAAATACTGGGAGCTTACTGGAGAGAAAGAGCAAGTTTTGTATAAAGCTGTACACACTGGCCATCCTTGTACCGTATGGACTATGGAAACTAATTCTAATTACAATTGGCATTATAAACACTTTATTGCTTTATGTGATGAATACACTTATCGTTATGGTAAAGTGCATATGACAGATACTAAATTACGTGATGTGTTAAAAAGACCACCTGTTATGACTTTATATAGCAATGACTTAACACCGTTTAGACTAGCAATGGGTGCAGAGCCACAGTGTATTAATGAGTCAGATCCAGTTGGTTCTTATCGTGAATACTATCAGACTAAGCAAGATAGATTTAAAATGGTTTGGTCTAAACGTGATATACCGGAGTGGTTTAATGTTTCTGCTGCCTAATCTTAAAACATTAGAAGAATTATCAATAGGTGACACAAAAATGCGCCTCGTTGAGACAGTTAAAAAAAATCAATATATACAGTTATATTCTAGTTTATCAAAGAAGTGGAATGTAATGTATAAAACAAATGTTGAACAAGAATGGATTGATTGGAAAAATTATGCCAGTGTATACAATAATAGACATAAACACAAACAAAGAGTGGGACGAAGTGATGTCTTGGTCAAGCCTAGAAAAGCTGTTAAGCGAAAACCCAAATCTAAAGCAAAGTCTCGCAGTGCCTAAAATAGTAAGTGCTGTTGGTGGAACACTTAAACACACTTCTGATGGTTGGAAAGACCTAACTAAAAGAATGCATGAAAAAGCTGGTAGAGAGAGTAAGATTATTCGATGAGCCGTAAATCAACTAAGAGTATGATCCTACGTTTGGACAACATGCCAGACTTTAAACCAATTACTGAAAATCAAAGCCTTGCTGTAGATGCTTGGGATGATGGCGATAGTCTAATCTTATCTGGTTCAGCTGGTACTGGTAAAACATTTCTTGCTGTATCATTAGCACTTGAAGATGCTCTTGATAAAGAATTGCCAGAATATGATAAGGTTACTATCGTTCGTTCTATAGTTCCTACACGTGATATAGGTTTCTTACCTGGCAATGAAGATGAGAAAAAGCAAGCATATGCTGCACCTTATATTAGTATTCTAACAGAATTGTTCCAAGATAAAGAAGCATGGATGAAACTCCAAGCCTCTAATAATATATCATTTGAATCAACATCATTTATACGTGGTACAACTTTTAATAATACTATTATAATTGTAGATGAAATGCAGAACTTAACCTTTCATGAACTTGACTCAGTCATTACTCGTGTGGGTACTAATTGTAAAATTATATTCTGTGGAGATTTCCATCAGTCTGATTTCCGCTTTGAAGATGAACGTAATGGACTGCCAGTGTTTCTTAATATACTTGAGCAGATGAAAGACTTTACGACTATAAACTTTGATTGGAAAGATATTGTACGATCTGGTATCGTACGTGATTATATTATGACTAAGGAGATGAATGGAGTACGTTAATGAATAAACTTAACAGTAACACATTGAAAGAAAATTTACATTATGAGAAAATTCGAACACACACCAGTGGATCTAGGCTATGAAGACCTTATTGCTGAAACAAAACAATCGGGACGAACTTATCTTACCCCTGAAGGTAATAGATATCCTAGTATCACCACTGTCCTATCAATCCTCTCAAGAGACTCAATCGCAGCATGGAGAGCAAGAGTAGGCGAAGAGGAAGCCAATAAGGTTTCTTATAGAGCATCTACACGCGGCACTGCAGTACATGATATTGTTGAGAAGTATCTTGACAATGAGGAAATTGATAGAAGTAAGTATACACTAGATGTAATCCAAAGTTGGCTAAACCTAATGCCTATTTTGGATGAACGTATTGGTAAAATCTTTTCTCAAGAGACACCTTTGTATTCTAAGTATCTTGGTGTTGCGGGTAGAGTTGACTGTGTGGCAGAGTTTGATGGTGTTCCTAGTATTATTGATTTTAAGACAAGTAAGAAACCTAAAAAACGTGAATGGGTAACAAACTACTTTACACAAGAGTCAGCATATGCTATAATGTGGGAAGAACGTACAGGAATGCCTATTACTAATCTTGTAACAATAATGGATGTGGATGGAAATGAACCTATTATATTTAAAGAACATCGTGATACGTGGGCGCCTAAATTACTCGAGACGATTGATCTATATCATCAGGACCAACGTAAAAGACCTCTCAGTTAGTCAGTGGCAAAGACGGAGAACAAAAAAGATAAATATATGTGTATTACTCGGTAAAGAGTATTGTATGAATAATTGGATAGAGAACAAGTTGGGAAAAGATAAATGAATATATTTGTTGTTTTAAATTTACGCACGGAGTTCGAATCAATCTCCTATAACTTTAATCCTTCCTTTACAAGCGATATAGATAGTTTAAGAGCCTTTAAAAAAGAAGGCTATAAGAAAAATCGGTTCCGTAAAGATTATGATAGAGCGGTTGAAATTGCGGAAGCAATTCTAGGAGAAACAAATGGAGCAAAAGCCTAACTCGTTTGGAGTAACACCAAAGGTACTATGTACTGATTCTGATCTTAATAAGGCAGATACCAATAATGATGGTGTTATTACTGATGCTGAGATAGCTCGTCAAGAGAGACTAATTCGTCTTGAGAATGAAGATAAAAAGGAAGATGCCCAAAGAGCCATGGCATGGTTCTGCTTAGTTGGAATGTTAGGGTATCCATTTGCAGTTATACTAGCTGTTGTATTTGGAGTAGATAGTGCCGCCAAGATTTTAGGCGATATGGCTGGTGTATATTTCATAGCTGTTGCTGGTATCATAGCTGCATTCTTTGGAGCTGCTGCCATAAAATCTAATGCCGCAAAGAAATAAAATGAAAGTTTATTATGAAAAGATTAATCTATCAAGTTTATGTTGGACCTAAATCTAACTTATATGATTGGTGTACTAATAGTGTAGAACAATATGCTAAAGATATAGGTGCCGATTATATTCTACAGACAGTACCTAAGTTGTTTATTAAACCAGATCCCTTTACTACAAATCGTAGTGAGGGAGCATCTCGTTTAGGGTATCTTCCTATATATGAAAAAGAAAACGCCTTTGGTTACTTTGATGACTATGATCAGATTGCTATTATTGATAGTGATATTTTTATTCGTGATAAGTCACCTAATATCTTTAATGAGATAAAGCCAGATGATGATTTTGCTGGTGTTTATGAAAGAGAGATGCCAGTCACACAAAACTATTCTAACAAGATTCGTAACTATTCGCGTATGCAATATGGTGGAATGAATATGGACTTTGACTTTGAACACCCACACGGTGGTGCTTTTATGAATATGGGTATGATGGTAATGAACAAATCATTCCAAAAATATCTAAGAGGTATGTCTCCAAAAGAATGGATCACACAACCTTTATGGAAAGACTTTGTTGATGGTAAGGGTACTTGGAAATGGTCTACAGATCAGACACTTCTAAATGCTTTTATTAAGATGGAAGGCATTAAAGTAACTCACTTATCATATAAATGGAATGCATTATTTACTGCAATACCTGATGATAGTTTAAGTGAAGCACACTTTATACATTTCTTCCTTAAGGATAAATTACCACAAAAAGGTGAGAATGTTGAGGAACTTATGAAGTATGTCTAAAAATTTAATATATCAAGTATGGGCTGGAGAACTAAGGTCTGCTTGTAAACATAGTTCTAAACTAATGAAAGAATACGCTGATAGAATTGGCGCTGATTATAGATTAGATATTGATCCTAATATAGCATCATCTTTATGTAATGTACCAATGTACTTTGAATGGCTTAATCCAATTTTATGTAAATCATTTTTAGAATATGATAAAGTATTAGTAGTTGATTTAGATGTATTTCCTACGCCAGATTGTCGCAATATATTTGAAGAGAATATTGGTGACGTTGGTATTTGTACTGAGCCATTTCAAGGTAAGTATAGAGCATCAACTGTAATTGGTGGTTCTATCTGTGCTGCTAGTGACGAACAATGGGCACAACATTGTAAAAGAATTTACGGAATAGATTTACCTAGAGATGATGAAGGTTATCTTAAAGTATATAATGCTGGTATGGTATTATTTACTAAAGAAGGCATACTCAAGTGCAGAGAAAGATTTGTAGAATTCCAATCCTACATTAATACCATGAGAAGTTGTGGATTAGGTAGGTTCTATACTGTAGATCAGAATTATTTCCATGCTATGATGGTGGCACATTTAGACTATACCGAAATGGATAATGATTGGAATTGTTATATACATTATGTAAGAGGACCTTTAGGTTTAACCACTCCTATACACGATGGTAGAGGCAATGACCCACAACTTGTACATATACAATTAAGTGGTGCTGATTACTTTGAAGATGATATGATAGATAGAATAACAAATCAACCACAGGGAAGATGGAATCTATGACTTTATGGGACGGATTTAAAGCTAATATTAAAAGAGAATATGAAGAAAATCCTTTTAACTTTCTTTCTCAAAGAACATTTAGATTATGCTTATGTCCATATCAAAAAGATATAGCAATAAATTATTATAATGAAATGGGTAGTAATTGGTTACCTAGTGTAGTAGAACATAATTTTGGTAACCCTACTATCAGCCATATGAACAAAACTAGTGTAACTATTCAACAAATGTATTATATGTACTTAATGAATAAGCACTGGGGTAAAAGTAGTTTTAATACAATACTTGAAATAGGTGGTGGTTATGGTAATGCTTGCCGTATCTATAAGAGTCAAGGTCATACTGGTACATATACTATAGCGGACTTTAAAGAACTACACAAAGTCCAACGTGCATATTTAGGGCGCACATCAAATACAACTAATGTTAATATGAAATCATTACAAGATTGTTGGGGCACTACAGATTTACTTCAAGCAACTTTTAGTATGAATGAGATGCCTTTATCTGATAGAGTACATATTGAAAATAATATAACCAACTATGATTATATCTTTATTGCACATAATCGTGTTTATGAGGGTATAGATAATATTGAATATTTTAAAAATATAGCAGAGAAACTAAAAGAAAAGTATACAGTAAATCACTTTCCATGTCACATTTATAATAAAGCATGGTTTTTAATAGCATCAAGGAAATAATATGATAAATGTTGAACTAGGCCATGTGAAAGATGTGGTAGAATTTTATAAAGATATTCGTGAAGGTCAAGAAGGTGAACATGGTGACGAATACTGCCAGCAACATGATGCAATTAAAAAGTTTGGTGCTGAGTGTGAATCATATCGTGAACTAGGTACACATCAGGGCGGCACTCTTGCTAATGCTCTATTATCTGGATTTACATATGTTGAAGGTGTTGATATTGATATGAGTAGGTATCATAGATTTCTAAAACCACACGCAGAAAGATATGCTAAAGAAAACGGAATACAGTTAAAGATTGTTCAAACTGATTCTATTGGTTTAGGTTCCATTGGTAAAGCTGTTGATATGCTTCTTATAGATTCGTTACATAAAGCATTTCATATGTCGCAAGAGCTACAACTACACGGTCCATCAACTAAAAAATATATTGTGGCTCATGATACTTGGTCTTGTCCAGAATTGCATAAGTGTTTAGAAGATTTTTGTAAAGAATATCCAGAGTGGTCAGTCCATGAACGTGGTACAGTAAATGTAGGTTATACAGTACTCAAGAAAAATGCGTAATATAATACTACAACACTTTGATAAATTTGATAACTTGCGTGAGCTTGACAAGAAAAGTCAAAAGAATATCCAAGAATATGCTGTACAAATAGGTGCAGACTATGAGCTTGTGTTAGGCATGCCATTCCGTAAGCATCTAACAGCACCTTGTCAAAAGTTATATATGATAGATGAACAGTATGATGATTATGATAATGTTCTAATGGTAGACATTGATATGTTTGTTCCAAAGAATATGAATAAGGATATATTTGAAGAACCTGGCATTGGTTTATATAATCCTATTCAACAAAGATTGCATAATAAGTTAGTAAGTCAACATCCATTTCAAGGATCAATGGATACTCCATACTGGGGTGGTGCTATCTATAAAATGGATAGAAAATTAAGACAAAAACTAAGAGCAGGTCTTGGTGGTAATGAGGGTTGGATGAATGCATATAACCAACCGTATCAGTGGGAAGATGAAGGTATATTTCATACACTTGCTTTTAAAACAGGTGTAAGAATAAGTCAAGATCAAATGTTACACCCTAAATGGTGCTATGATAACTACTTAGAATATCCACAATATGCTGGTATGATACATATTCGCACTAAAATTACACCACAAGGACCTAAACAAGAAAAGATTAAAAATTATCAAGCATTGGTTGATAAAGGAATTTTATAATGGACGCATATGTTATCACTATAGGCGGTAATGCTATATCTGAAGACGCCGCTCGAGTTTGTATTGAATCATCATGGGATATAAAGAATGATTTTTCTGTTAAAAAGTTTTGGGCTACAACACCAGATATGGCAGAGAAAACTTTAAAAGATTATAAACTAAAATGGAACTGGCCTTGGGAAGGTGAATTGCATGATATGGCTTCTGGTTTAAAAAAGTCTGCATATCAAACTGCTGATAGATTGGCACGTGTAGGTTGTTCTCTGAGTCACTTTAGACTATGGTATCTATGTTCTACAAGAAATGAACCTATTATAGTTCTTGAACACGATGCTATATTTAAACATAAACTTGATCCAGATAAGTATTTGAATAGAGGTTATGATATCATTGGTCTAAACTCACCGCTGGGTGCGACCCGTAAAGCACAAGTATTTCATAACACTATTCAGAGTAGTAAAAATGATTTACAATCTTGCCCCGTTATTGATAATACATTCATACCTCAAGGCATTGCTGGAAATAGTGCATATATACTTACACCAGATGGAGCTGAAGCTCTTATGAAAGCATCATACAAATTTGGACTATGGCCTAATGATGCAATTATGTGTCGGCAGATTATATCTAACCTTGGTGTAACAAAGAAATACTATACTGATATTCAACGTACTAGGAGTACAACTACATTATGAGAGCATTTGTTATTACTATAAAAGACAATCCAAAATCTGTGGAGATGTCTAATAGATGTATAGAGTCATATAAAAAACATTGCAATAATAATATAGAACAGTTTAATGCTATTACACCAGAGCAAGATCCGTTTTCTTTGGCTGAGTCTTATAAGATACCTTTACATAATTTCCGTGAAAAGTATTCTCGTTATGATAGAGTCATTTCTGCTTTTCTATCACACTTTTCATTGTGGAAGAAATGTATTGAATTAAATGAATCAATTATTATATTTGAACATGATGCTGTAGTAACAAATAAAATTCCAGTTTTACCTTTTAATGGATTGGTTAATATAGGAGCACCAAGTTACGGTAGATTTAAAACACCAACACTAGGTCTAGGTAAACTAATATCAAAACAATATCTACCTGGTGCTCACGCATATGGTATTACACCAAAAGGTGCTCAAGCTATAATAGATCAGACTGTATTTAATGCTGGACCAACTGATGTGTTTCTTAATACTAGATTATTTCCTTGGTTAGAAGAATATTACCCATGGCCAGTAGAATGTAAAGATGAATTTACTACAATACAGAATGAGACTGGGTGTCTTGCTAAACATAATTGGGGGCAAGATTATGGCATCATATGATAAACTATACATTACTGGTGCTGATAAGAATAGTGATTGGTTATTACCTTGGTTTGAAGATAACTTTAATAAGCATAATCCAGATGCTCAACTTGCAGTATATGAGTTTGATACCTTTGCGCCAGAACTAAAAGGTTGGTTTAAAAAGCCAGCTGCATTAATGGATGCCGCAAAGATGGCAGATCAAATTGTTTGGTTGGATACAGATTGTGAGATAAGAGGAAACCTAGATGGAATCTTTAAACACATACAGCCTAATAAACTAACTATGGCAATAGATCGACCGTGGACTACACGCCGAGGTGATCGTGGCACATGGTATAATTCTGGAGTTATAGGTTTTCAAGGTATCCCACCGGTACTTAATGAATGGGCTAGATATATAAAAGAAGGATTAACAAATGAAGTTGGTGATCAAGAAGTTTTAAATTGGATGTTAGGTGGGGATCCTCTTAGAGAACTTACTCATATGAATACACTTCCATCAATATACAATTTTTTAAGACTAGATATACAAGACAAGTACCCGAATTTTGATAAAGCTAAAGTTGTACACTGGACTGGCAATAAGGGTAAAGAAGTTATAAAAGAGATGATGAATGACTAATAATGTACATATAATAGGTAACGGCAAATCTGCGGGGTATTTTAATGCAAATGCAGAAGGTATAAGAATTACTTGCAATCTTCCTCCTATGGCTGTAGATAATGTATTTGCAACTTGCATGGTAGATTTTAAAATGATGAGAGCCATTCAAGAAGGTAGTGTAGATGTTCCTGGCCATTGGATATTAGGTAATAGACCAAAGATCCATATGCAGAAAAATCCTAGTTTTTATATGAAACATTCTAGTCAGATCAGAGGTTTCTACCTAGATGTTCCTAAATATGCTTCTAATGCCACAGACTTTAATTGTGGCCATCTCGCAACTCACTACGGTGTGTCAAGATTTAAACCAAAAGAATGCCATATGTATGGCTTTAACTCTATGTTTGATTTTGATATGACTAGCTGTACAGATTTTTACTTAGAATCAGATCGTAGTGATAGTAATAATAATAGACTTGCTAATAACTGGAGAGGTATATGGCCTCAGATGTTTAAAGAATTCTCAGATACACAGTTCCATGTCTATCATAAACATGATAACATTAAGATGAAATTACCAAAAAATGTTAAAATAGTTACGCCTTAACACTTTACATTAGTAGAATTATGGTTTATAATAAATATTCTACTAGGTAAAGAAAAGGATCTTGCTATGATAGATCAAAATAAAAAGAAACACAGTCTTTCTGAAATAGAAAAGATGTTTATGGATACTATTGATAAGAATTCAAATATGTTAATTCCATGGTATCTAATGGCTTCATATGCTTACTATGTAGAAGATGAACCAATACTTGAAGATGTTATGTTTGATAGACTTGCTAAAAAGTTATTAAAAGTCTTTGATGATGTAGAACATGTTCATAAAGAATTACTAACAAAAGATATGCTAGAAGCTGGTACATATCTTGGTGAATATCCATCACTTGTTCAAGGTGCTGTAAGAGATATAAGGTTCAAAAAATAAATTAAAAAAAGTAAAGAAAACACTTTACATCTTAATTAAAATGTGTTATTATTGTTATATCAAATGGAGATAATTATGAACAGTCAAGATATGAATTATGTTGTTAGTAAAACAAAATTAGATAATTTAAAAAAAGCATTACTTGACTGTAAAGTTGAATATATGATTACTAGGCATGAAGGTGTAGTAGTACACATAAATGCTTGGGTTGGTGAAGAAATTTGTTAAAGGAGTTATTATGAAGAATATATTATTAATTACAGCAATGGCTATGTCATCAAGTGCGGCATTAGCAGAAAATGTAAATGCAGTAGTTGCTGATCGTTATAAGATCATAGTTGAGGTTGAGCCTTACACTAAGAAAGAATGTGTAACAGTCAATGTCCCTGTCTATGGAAATACTACACAACAAGGTGATGCCGCTGGTGGTGCTTTGTTAGGTATGATCATAGGTGGTCTTATTGGTAAAGGTGTTACCGGAGATGATGGTGGTGCTGCCGCTGGTGCTGTATTTGGTGGTTTAGTAGGAGCCGATAAAGGTGCTCAGCCTAAATCAAAACAAACTGTAATTGGTCACAAGCAAGAAAATA